TAAATATCTTTGTTTTTAGGAAAGATTTCCTTGATTTTTTGAAAAACAAAGATATTTATTGATAAAGAAATAAAATATTAATAACCAAACAAATTAAAAATGGCAAATAATAGAGTTTTTGTATCTCCGGGTGTGTATACTTCGGAAAAAGATTTAACCTTCGTTGCTCAGAGCGTCGGTGTAAGTACTTTGGGTTTGGTGGGTGAAACCTTAAAAGGTCCCGCTTTTGAACCTATCTTAATAACGAATTTTGATGAATTCAAATCATATTTTGGTAACAGTAGTCCATTGAAAGATGGTAACGGTAATCCAAAATTCGAATTACCTTACTTCGCTAAGTCATACTTAGAAGAGTCTAATCAGTTGTTTGTTACAAAAATTTTAGGTCTTACCGGTTTCAAACCTGTTAAAACATATGGTATCCAAACATTGGGTGGTATCACATTGGGAACTTATAGTGGTTCAACAACAGGTACGACTGTTCCATCATTAACAGGTGTAACAGGTAGTACTTTTTATACTGAATTATCTGACAAAATTTCTGTAGATGGTTCATACATCACAAATTATATTGTATCAAATTATAGTGGTAACACATCGTCAAACAACGGTCAATGGTTTGTTTTAGGTCTTGTACCTGATTCTGAAATTGCTGGTTTAACCACATCTTTAGAAGAAGTTTCACCTTTAACGGGATTAAATAATGCTAACAATAACAATAACAAAGAATGGTACAACGTACTTGTGAACAATACTAACGATGAAGTTTATTCTTATTTGTTTGTTTACAATAGTGGTACTACTAGATTTGATGTAACAAGATACACATATAATGCAACTTTAAAAACAGATTACGATAGTAGAGTGGTAGTTGCTTTCAGGTCAAGAGGTTCTTATTCTGGGCAAAATTTAACTTTAGAAACAACAGGAGATACAACCTTCTCAATAAGTGGTTCAGGTTTGACGACCAATCCTTTATCTGAATTTACTGTTAATGTTACGGGTTCAACAAGTGGAGCTAAAACATTTACATGTAGTTTAGATTTAACATCTTCAAAATATGTAACAAAAGTATTCGGTACTGACGTTTATGATAAATTAAGAAGTGATGTACCAATTTATGTTAATGAGGTGTATTCAAATTTCTTAAGCGAAGCGTTTGAACAAGGTTATGTTAGAGGTTTAAGTTTAACTGAAGTTTTTGAAACTGAAGGAAATTCATTCTTAACCAAATGGGATACACCACTTTCACCAACAATTGTTTCTGAAGTTCGTGGTGGTGAAATTGATGATTTATTTGACATTATTACTATATCAGATGGTGATTCAGGAAACTACGAAGTTAAAGTTTCAATTATTAATGTTAATATTGAAACAGGTGAATTCGATTTAATTGTTAGAGATTTTAATGACACTGATGATAACTTAGTTGCACTTGAGAAATTCTCAAGATGTTCTATGAATCCTGATTTACCGGGATATGTTGCCAGAAAAATTGGAACTTCTGACGGTGAGTATGAATTACGTTCAAGATATATTATGTTATCAATGGCGAGTAATCATCCAACAGATGCATATCCCGCTGGTTTTAAAGGGTTCGTTGCAAACACATCTTTTGGTTCAGCAAAAACTTTAGGTTCTGTAATGTATAAAACAGAATTCTACACCGCAGGTGATACTGTAGGATATGATGCTGATGGTACACCAATAATTTCTTCAGGTGATAAAGTAAGAAGAGCGGATTTCGGTCTTTCAAGTCAAGTTGGACAAGTTAGTTATGATAGAGACTTGTTTAAATATAAAGGAACAGGTGCTGTTGGTTCAACAGACGGTTTTCACTTGTCAACAAACGCATCAACAATCACTGGTACAACATACCAAACAACATCATATGATTTAGAAGGACAAACAGGTGTAAATAACGTATTGACAAACATCAACTATCGTAAATTTACTTTAGCTCTTGGTGGTGGTTTTGATGGTTGGGACATTTATAGAAATGTTAGAACTTACGGAGATGCATTTATCTTCGGTAAATCTACATACACAACCGGTAACACTAATAACGGAGGAGTTTTCAACTCAACATTAGGAAACTCCGATTACTACGCATACCAACAAGGTATCGATGTATTCGCAAATCCTGAAGCGGTTGATATTAACATCTTCGCAACACCGGGTATTAACTTTTACGACCATAGTTCACTAACCGCTTATGCAATTGAAATGATTGAAGAAGATAGAGCAGATTCACTATACGTAATGTCTTCACCTAATTTAACAACATCTGATGAAGTAATTGATGCGTTAGACGGTGTGGCAATTGATAGTAACTACTCAGCAACTTACTGGCCATGGATACAAGTTAGAGATGTGGATAACGCTACTCAACTATATATTCCACCTACAGGTGAGGTATTGAGAAATATTGCACTTACTGATAATGTTTCATTCCCATGGTTCGCTGTGGCTGGTTATTCAAGAGGTTTAGTTAATTCTATTAAAGCATTTAAAAAATTAACTCTTGATGAAAGAGATGATTTATATAAAAATAGAATTAATCCAATTGCGACATTTGCTGATACAGGGACAATTATTTGGGGTAACAAAACTCTTCAAGTAAGAGAATCTGCATTGGATAGAATTAACGTAAGAAGATTACTTTTAAGAGCGAGGAAATTAATTTCAGCAGTAGCAATACGATTATTGTTCGAACAAAATGATGAACAAGTTCGTAATGAATTCTTGAGATTGGTTAACCCAATACTTGAAGCGATTAAAAGAGAAAGAGGTTTATTCGAATTCCGTGTAACGGTTTCAAATGACCCAGAGGATATCGATGCTAACACATTGAGAGGTAAGATTTATATCAAACCAACTCGTTCTCTTGAATTTATTGACGTAGAGTTCATTATTACACCAACAGGAGCATCATTTGATAATATATAATAAAAAGGGGGGGTTTATCCCCTCTCTTTTATATGTTTCGTGTGGAACAATAAAAATATAAAAAAAATAAAATTATAAATTACCCAGTATATGCACCAGTATTCTAGTACCAGTATTTCTAGTTTTAATTATTCTAGTTTATCTAGACTAGTTAATCTAGTTCTTAATATGTGGCCTAGTATACTAGTATGGAAAAAATACGAAAAAAAATTGACATAATCAAGGGTTGGTCAAGAATTTTTTCATTTTTTCAGATACAACATATTTATAAGAAAGATAAAAATAAAAAAAATTAAAACAAAATATTGACATGGCAGATTTATTGATGAAAATGCCGGTTCCTTACGAACCGAAAAGAGTTAACCGATTTATCCTAAGATTCCCTTCTTCTTTGGGTATAAACGAATGGTATGTGGCATCTGCTGCTAGACCAAGTGCTAAAATAAATTCAGTTGCAATTCCTTTCATTAACACCTCAACTTATGTTGCTGGTAGATTTGAATGGAATGAAATAAGAGTAACTTTTAAAGACCCAATCGGTCCTTCAGCATCCCAAGCGTTAATGGAATGGTTCCGTTTACATGCTGAGTCTGTAACAGGTCGTATGGGTTATGCTGCTGGTTATAAGAAGGATATTGAATTGGAAATGTTAGACCCAACGGGGGTTGTTGTTGAAAAATGGATTCTACAAGGTACGTTTATCACCGATTTGAATTTCAACGAACTTGATTATTCAAGAGACGATGTTGCATCAATCACATGTTCATTAAGAATGGATAGATGTATTCAAGTTTACTAATATTATAAACAAATCTGTCAATATAAAAGGTCTCTCAAAAGGAGACCTTTACTTTTTTATAGAAGTTCTGTAAATTAAACTAGTTATAACAAAAATAAACATGGAAGAATTTAGAGTTGACCCAACAATCGCATATGACGTTGTTGAATTACCATCAAGGGGTATATTTTACAACAGTAAGAAAAAATCATTAAGAGTTGCGTACTTAACCGCTGCGGATGAAAATATACTTTCTGCACAAAATTTAATTCAAAGTAATACTGTTATCGATGAATTATTAAAAAGAAAAATTTTAGATAAAGATTTTGATTTAGAAGAATTGGTTGATGAGGATAGACAAGCGGTTTTAATCTTTTTAAGAAGTACCGCTTTTGGTCCTGAATATAAATTTTACCTAACTGATTCTAAAACCCAAGAGGAATTTTCTGCTAATGTAGACATTAGTGAAATGTCATTTAAAGAATTTACATTAGAACCCGATTCTAATGACGAATATAGATTTACAATGCCAAAAAGTAATGTTGATATAACATTTAAATTTCTAACAAAAAAACAACAAAAAGAAATTGACGAAATTGAAAAAAGTTGGAATGGAATAGGTGTACCACCAATTGTAACCAAACAACTTGAGTTTATGATTAAATCTGTTGCTGGTAATAAAGACCAAATGAATATAAGGAATTTCATTGATAAATTACCAATTAAAGATTCTCAAGAATTTAGAAAATTCGTAAAAGAAAATCGTCCATCATTAAACCTATCAAAAGAAGTAAAAACCCCGTCAGGAGACACAATCCAAGTTCAAATTGGGTTCGGGGTTGAGTTTTTTCGCCCTTTCTACGGACTATAAAAAAGGTCAATTAGACGAAATACTTTATTTAGTAAAGAGGGGGTTCTCTTATGGGGATATTCTTTCTATGCCCATTTATATTAGAAGATATTATATAAACTACATGATGGAATTAGAAAACAATACTCAATAATATTTATTGATATGGCTGAAGTTACCGAAAAAGGAATTGTTGATTCTTCTAATTCATTTGATGAAGCAAGGAGAGGATTTGAAAATGCACCAAAAGACTCTAGATTAGATTATAATAAATTTTTAAATTATGCAAACAAAAAATTTGGTGTAGGTTCTAAAACCCCTGAAACCAAATCAACAGGTATTAATACAACAAGTGCATATACAATACAAAATATGGGACAATCAGTTTCAAGTTATAATGCTGGTTCTGATTTAATACAACCAAGTGAAATTGCCACAGGTATTACTGACGTATTGAAAGATTTAGTTGGTGATGGTGGTGGTATTACAAAGGCCGCTAGTACTGTAATGACAAAAATTCTTGAAAGTGCGTTAAATGGTGTCTCAGATATTCTTAAAAAAGAAGTTGAATTACACAATGATTTAAATTCAAGAATTGGTATAACTGGTGATTTATCGAGACAATATAGAACAGAACTTATCGAAACACTACCATCTATTGTTAGAATGGGTTATGGTTTTAATGATTTAAAAGAAACCGTTATTGGT